TCTTTGGGAACTATTTTATATTTAAATTGCTTAACGTAAGCATTGTCTTTAACCCCATCTTCAGTTGCTTTAGGACCTGGACCTAATGTAGCACCAATACCTTCTTTAACTGATTTATATCCCATTTTTTTATATATTTTATCATTTGGTTTAGATCCTTTTTTTCTAAAAGCGTATGGTGTAGCATATTGCATTCCTGTTCCAGGAGTAAATGAAGCAGCACCTGCTCCACCACCTGTTGTAGAAATTTCTTCTAAAGTGGATTTAATTTGTTTATATTGGTCTGGGTAATTTTTTCTTAAGTGAGTTCTGTATTTATTAAATACATCTTTTAATTCACGAGCTATTTTTTGAATACTTTCATCATTTTGAATGTTTTTAAAATCCATTAATAACTTTAATGCTCTAACAGCATCTGATAATTTTTTTAATGAATCCTTAAAACTTGGTAATTTTATTAATACCTGCCCATCTTTATTAATTTCTGGGTTTAATTCATCTGTTTTATAGTAAATGTCTAAATTATCAGAAAAGAAATCATTTTTCGTATCTATAGGACCATAAACATCCTCAAGACGTTTAAGAAAAACAGGGTTTAGGTCTTTTGCTTTTTTAATTTCTTTAATATGATATTTAAATTTACCCATTTGCTGCAGTAAGTTCTTCTAGTAAGTTATGGTATTGTAACAAATCAACTAAATGATCATTTTTAATATTACTTCTTTTATTTAACTCAACAATGAATTTTGATATTTCTTGAAGTTTAATTTTTATAGCTTTATCAGATGTTTTTTTAATTTCTTTTGATATTGCTTCCTGAAGGTATTTTATTTCAGAATTGTAAAATTCTTTTAATCGTGGAGTTGAATCAACTGATTCTATAAATTCTTTAAGGATATACTTTTGTCTTGAACTTAAGTCAGAATATTTTTCATTAAATTTTTCTAACATAATTCTATAAGTCAGTGTACGTAAATCCTTATCATATGATTTAAATTCTTGGATTACATCTTCTTTAACTTCATCTCTTTCAATTGAAGATTTAGTTAAATGTTCTAAAAGTGTAACTTTATTATCTATAATCTGATTAGGATCTGTAGGTTTTTGTGTATTGTAAACTTCAAATAGAACATATAGAGCAGCTTGTGCTTTATAATCTGCTAGTTTAGTTTTGAATAAATCATCTATATTATAGAATTCTTTCAATTCTTTAACTAGGTTATATTTTTCCTTTCTTAATTTAGTTCTATTAAGTTTTTGTGAAGCTTCTACTATGGTAGTGAGGGTAGCGTTTGCTTTAGTTTCACTAACATTTTTAGCTTTAAATACAGTTTCATAGAGTTTGTATTCTTTCCCTAATTCTGTATTCACAAAATATTTCTTCAAGATCTTAATAGCTGCTGAATTGTTTCCTGATAGTGTGTCAGCTGTAATCTGCTTTACTAGTATTTCAAATAAAATACCAGTATTCTTAAATTTTGAATGTTTTATATACATCAATATTTATTTATTTATAAATATGTAAAAATTATTACTATTTAATATTTGATTCGTTTAGAAGTGAATCTCCTTGTTTATCTTCTTCAAATACTAATTGTTTTTTGGATAAAGGTATATTCTTTAACATGGATTCATGTTTAAGAAATTGATTATTTTCTAAAGCAAGTGGTGAACCTCCTTTAAAATCAACCTTAAGTTTATCATTACTATTGTAATCATCTTTCATTCCTTTTGAACCTAATCTATCTCTACCAAAATTATCATCTTGAGTATTTCTATTAGATACTTTTTCTTTAGGACGACCCGATGGTTTTTCTCTTTCATTATATCCTTTAGGTACATTTGCTGGATCTGATGCTGTTCTACCATCACCATATAATGAAGCTAAATCATGTGGAGTTCCGTATGATCTACCTGTTTCAACAGGATCGTTACCTTCATTTTCAATTTGAGTTAAACGGAATTTACGTTTAGTATCTGAACGAATCAAGTCTCTATATTCATCATATTGGTCTTCACTTAAATGCCAGATATTGTCATAAATCCAATCAGATGGGAATAATTTTGATTCCATCATTACTGCAGATAAATCCATTTTTTCTTTCATTAATGCTACTCTTTCTTGATCATAAATGATTGAAGGTGTAGTCATTGAAAGTTCAAAATTAGCTAATTGTTCATCTCTATAACCTTGAGTGTATAAATGAACTAAAGCAATTTTATATAATTCAGATGTTAAAATTCTTTGTATACGTTCAATTGTACGAGCAAATCTAATATCTTGAGCAGCTAATGTAGCTTTACCCTCTGTGTTTTCATCATAACCCATAAATGCTTTAGGTACTTTAAGAGCAGCAAACAATTTATCTCTTAAATACTCAACGTCATTAATTCCATCCCATTGTAAACCTGTAACGTTTTCAATTTTAGTACTTGCATCATTACCTCTAATTGGAATATAAAAATCTTCCATTAGGTTTTGCATGTTATATTTTAAGTTGTATTCACCTGTTTGTTGGTCAATATATGGAGTACGTTTCATTTTAGAAACTGTTTTCTCCATAAAAGCATCAATTTCATTTGGAGGTATAGAACCAACGTTCATATAAAAAATACGTCTTTCAGGTGCGCGTACAATTCTATGAATTAACATTGCATCTTCCATTAACGTGTATTGTTTAAACAATTTACGAGCTGGTTCTATATAAGATCTACCATAAGGTAAGAAATTCATATCTGTTAATAAACGGAAATGAGCTACTTCATAATTATCAAATATGATAGAATTAGCATTTCCCCCACCACCAGGAACATTATAATATCCATAATCAGAAGCAGCAACACCTTCAGGATCAAATCTAAATTTTACTTCTGTTGGGTTATCTTTATCTACTCCTTCTAGTCTTTCAATATGGAAAGCTGTATATGGTATTACATTATATACTCCAAATTTTTCAGCGATTTCTAATTTAAGGAAAAAATCACCATATTTACACATATTACGAACCCAAGGCCATAAATTAAATTCAACATTTAATACATCATAAAACAAATTATAAAGTATTTTTTGAATGTTATCATCAGATGAACGAATTGATAACACTTCACCCATATCGTTTTTTAAAGTGCTTTCATCTGCGATTATATCCAAAGCAGATGCTATGATTGCATCTGTATCCATTGCGTCATAATCTGAATATAAAGATGGTCTTAGAAACTGGTAATTAAAATTGGTTTGCTGACCATACAATGAAGTGCTAGAGTTAGAATAAATTCTATTAAATCTATCTACTAAAGCATTTGTTTGAAGATTACCAGTTTGTTGTATACTATTAACATCAAAGACTTTAAGTTGAGTATCCCCTGTGTTTCGGATAATAACATCAGTAGAAAATAATCTTTGTAATCTTGAAAATAAGCCTTTATCTGCCATTTTATATTATTTTGTTATTATTATAAATATATTATAATAACCAATTTATGTTTTCTTTTTTACCATTCACATCCATACTATATGGATTATTAACACCATTTGAAGAATATCCACCACTATAACCTACATTACTAGATTTTACAGCACCTAAAGCTGCTCTAGCTGAATCTAAACTTTGTTGTTGAAATTTCAATGATGTATCTCTTAGGAACATACCAATTCCAAATGACATAACCAAATCATCATTGTATCCTGATTGAGCTTCTGGTCTTCCATTTCTCCATATAAAAACTTTCATTTCTTCAAGTAAACGTTTTGAACGGATTGTCACACTTCTATCTCCTACAAATTCTCTAAATTTATTGATACAAAGTGGTCTTGTTCTCATTGACATTGTAAATCCAGGAACCATTTCACTATTGCCTTCAAATACACGTAAATATGAATCTGCTGTTAATTGATCTGATTTTGGAGATTGATATAAATTTCTATATCCTCTTTCTATAATAGCATCTAAAGTTGCCCATCCAATATTAGCATTTTCTACTACTAGTAAAGCGTTATTATATTCTGTAGCTAAACCTGTAAGGAAATATCCAAATTCTTTAGGTGGTAATTGACCTCTATATTCAGCTACTTGTGTATTAGTTTGAATATCCATTACATGACATGCTGAAAAGTCTTTACCATCTCCTCTAGCAACATCAGCTATTACCATATATTCTCTAGAATAATCTGCAGGTTCCCAAATCCATAAATTTTGGTCAACACCTCTTCTTTCAACTGGATCTTGAATTGTAGTTTCTTTAATAAATTCAATCCATTCACTATGAAAAACTGTATCACCTGAAGTGCTAAAATCACAGTCACATTCTTGAGCTGCTATTCTAGGATCACCTAAGAGTTCATCTTGTCGTTTTCTCCAAGCTTCATCACGTTCAGGGTGAACATACCAAGGTAGTCTAATTGGAAGAAAATCATTTTCATTGTTTTCAGCTGATACCCATGTTTTATGGAACCAATTTCCAGTACCATAAGGTGTAGATAATACTATTGCTCCACCACCCGTAGCTAGGGTTTGTTGAGCTGAAGCCCAAATTTCTCCAATTTGGTCAATAAATGCTGCCTCATCAATCAAAAGTAATGATACGGCTTCGGATCTACCAGCATCACTTGAAGCAGATGTGGCTTTAATTTGTGAACCATTACTTAATCTAAGAGATAATTTGTTATTTTCATCAGCTTCAATTTTAAGCCATGAAGGTAAGTTATCATACATAAATTTTACCTTCGTAACCATATTACGAGCTGTTTCTTGTTTTGTCGCTATACAGAGTATATTTTTATCTTTTTGGAATAACATCATCCATAAAGAATAACCTGCAGATAAAGTAGATATACCTAATTGTCTTGATTTTAAGATAATTGAATATGGGTTATCTTGTAATAAATGTAAAACTTTTTCTTGAAATGGGTATAGGTTAAAAATAACACGACCACGTTGTGGGTGTTGGATGTGGCAATATTTTTTCATAAAGTGAGCAGGGTCCTGCGCACATTTAATATATTCTTGCCTGATGATATTTTTTAAATCCTTATTCACTTTTTACCTATTTTCCAATACATTCTACCTGATAAAGCAGGTTGTAAAGATTGGTCTATTCCTAATCCTAGACCATACATTGTTCGTTTTCTTGTTTTCAATAATATTTCCCCACCAATATAATTAAGTTGTTTTAAACCTCCAACTATTCCTATACCAGTATAAAATTCTAGTTTGTTTAAGTATATTTCATTGGTGATAGTTGTTGTTGGGTAAACAATACTAGTTTTAACATCTCTAGAAAATATACTATTCTTTGTTATAGTATCGTTTACAATAGCATACCCAATAGTATCAATTTCAATTGTATCTTGATAAAAATATTTAGTATAATAATCCTGTAATATAGCTAAGGTGTCTATTGGTTGTTGAAATGTATCTGTTTCAGTGATTATTTCAGTTACAATTTCGGTTACAACTTTAGTTTTCCATTTAGGAACATAAGTTTCCTTTATGGTTTCGATTGTATCATACTTGATTTCAATCTTAGTTATAATTTCAGGTTCAACAGCACCTCGTCCACTACAAGAACGAAGAAATACAATTATAATTACTAATACTACAATGAGTAAAGTTTGGATATTGTTAAAGAAGTGCTTCAAGTTCTTTTTTAATTTTTGTAAGTTCTTTTAGACGAGCTAAATGTTTTGATTTTTCTGGTTCTTCAGATTTTTTATATTGGTTAACTACAGATTTCATTTCTCTTGTAATTTCACCTAATTTGCTCGCTGTTTTAGAAATAGAATCTCCTTTTTGGGCCGCAGATGTTGCTTGTTTATCCATTTCTTCATCATCCATTTCTTCTTCATTTAAACCTTGGAAACCAGCACCATGAGCTCTAAGGGCTTGCATAATAGCATATACAGCATCTTGTTCTGAATAGTCATAATAATTGGCAAGTGAAGTTACAAATCTACTTACTTTATTAATTACCTCTTGACTAACATTTTCTTTTATTGATTCATATCGAGGTACTTTTCCTTTAGCGGAATTATAATCATCTAAAAATGAATCTATTTCTTCTCTACTTTTAAAAGTTACATAATCTCCATCTTCTCTAGGGTTATAATAAACTGCTTTATCCCCTAAAATTCTATGAAAAACATATACCTTATCTCCATAAAAAAAATTAGCTGGGAAACCTGTAGTAGGTACGTCTTGGCTAATTTTTTCTGATAAAGAATCGCCTAAATCAGCTGCGTGTGCTTTGGTTGCTTCTAATTCTTTATTTAAGTCAGCTTGTCTATCAATATCTTCTTGATCTGCTTCAGATAAAATTTCAAAAATTTCTTCTTTAAGATATGATTTGAATTCAGATTTTTTCATGATTAAATTTTTGTTATAAATATCATAAAGAAATTGCTTGTTGAATAAGTTTTATACGTTCTTCAGTGCTTCCTGATATTCTATGTAAATTTTTAATTCTATGATTATAACGATTAATTGTACTTTTAATTATAAAATCAATTAAATCTCTATATTCAGCGTCAGTTTCTCTAACACCATTATTTTCTATTTCTACACCTTCAGGAGATACATAAAATATATGATCATATTCTGAAATGAGGTTTTTAGCATGGTTAATAAAATCTTCTTTATCTACATAATTTATAGATTTTGAAGCTTGAGTAAAAGCCATAACATCTATAACAGTACGATCTGTAATAATGTTTTCTATCATTAATTCTCCAGCACGTTCAGCTAAAAATACTGTTTGTCCTTTTAATGTTGAATCAGTATTTAATGGAATTCCCATTGCCATTAGTTCTTTAGAACGCTCTGTTCTAGTAATATAGTCTTTAAATTCTGGGAGTTCTTTAAGAGCATTTACTAGTGTAGTTTTGCCTACACTCATTGTACCACATAATCCTATTTTCATAACTTAGTTTTTATTTAGATATAATATATAAAATCTATTTTTATTCTCCAAGTATATTTTCAGCAACATATGTACCCTGTGCACCTGAAACTGTAATACCACGAGCAGATAAAGCATCTCCTACAAAATGAACATTTGGATATGTTACAAGAGATAA